AGAACACATTAATATTTATATAGACATTCACTTTATTGTAATATCACTAATATTTAACACGTAAAATATTTTCACAAGATGATTTTTAAAAGAAAGATAGTGGAGAATGTTGTCAAATCCCGACTGAACGTGGCAGAAGGGTACACTCTAAGGAAACTGGTGGTTCTGGCTAGTGGTGGGTTATTGGTGGCGCGAAGTAATTGTTACAAAGCAAAACTGGTGATCAATCACAAGTGGGGTGGTGTAAAATCCGGATACAGGTTAATTCGGTCCAATCTTAGGTTACAGCGAGGTGTAACTCCAACATGGGAAGGCAAGTGGCGACGAGACATTGTTAAGTTGGCATTACGAAAACAATGGAGATTGAGTAAATCCGCTTTTGGATCAACAAGGCGGTGCATTAAGTATGTTTCTGTACACAATCCATACATGTTCTGGTACAATCGATCAACTCGAAGAAGAGCGCGCAAGCGTGCTAAGAAGAGATACAGAGAGATTGTTAAATCCAAACAGGTCTTAGATTATGATACGGTTGAAGAGAGACTATTTAGTGCTGAAGCTTCAGAGGACCCTCCTTTGGAGCACGTCGGTGGAACTGAGTGTGAAACCGACGTAGATGACAAAACATCTAAAACAAATGAAACTCCTAAGACAGATTCTGACGAAGGTAGTAGTGTGGCATCAGATAAACATAGATCTAACAAACGCACCCGTAAGGGCAAGTTGGTTGGGGATGGTGTTGATAAGAATGTTAAAACTGCTGTTGAGAAGATTCATATAAAGGAGCAAGGTAAATCAGTACCTAAAACTGATAAAAGTCCAGTGATTAAGTATGCGCGAGGTGAACGTGCAAGGGAACTGGCCGCTGCTGCAGAGTTGAAATATGGAAATATGGTTAACAGTGAGGCAAACCGTGAAATCGTGAGAAGGTTCATGTCAGGGCATGAATTAGTGAAAGATTTTAGTGTTAGACTAACTGATCAAGCTTCTATTATTCGCAAAAGTATGTACTACTACTTCATTCTTGTTGAGGATGATTTAGTTGACCATTATACTATTAACAATAAGAAGAACACCAAGCGCCATAATCAGCGTGCAAAAGCGTCTTGCTAAGGCCGTACAGTCACGACATCAGGCTTTGATACAATGAAAATTACGTATCATAAGTCCGTTAAGGTGAAACGTCGTGATGGGGTCAGCAAGATACGTCGGGTGCATCAACTTATAGGGGTTGGTTCATCAGATGTATATAAAATCCATAATGCAAGTTTGGTAAACGTTGTTAGGGGGGTTGTTGAGAGAATATTCACTGTAGACTACAAGGATGGAAATGGCTTTCAGCAACCTATCAGGGTCTCTACAACGGAATTTAACAACACAGTGAGGTGTGCGAAGAAGTTTTTGAAGAAACATATTTTTGAGGTCGGTAAGATGACGCATGAGCAATTCATAAATCATTACACAGACGCCCGTCTTAAAAATAGGTATCGAGATGCTTCTGACTCAATACGTGTAAGTCCAGTGACGGAGAAGGATGCACATGTAAAAACATTTGTCAAGCCAGATAAGATAAATGTTACTGTGAAGGGC